CGTCCTGAAGCGGTCTTCTCTGAAGGGGTAGTGGGTGGACGCTTTGGCGTGGATTCTATTCAAGCAGCGGCAGATATGATCCTTGCTAAGGATGCTAGACAGATATTTGAGCAGTCTTGGGAAGTAGCGGGAACCGTCGGCAAAAAAGGTGAAGATGGACTCACCTTAGCCCAAAGAGACTTGAAAACAGTGATGGCTCAAGGTATCTCTTCTTTGCTTCTTACTCCGACAGATGAAGTTAAGAAAAAATTTGCAAAGTACAAAGTCGGAGAAGTAAGCATTGCAATGCTGGGTAAGATTATGAGATCTCCTGCATTTGATAAAGCATTTAAAGCTGGAGATCCTACACGGGTGGCGGTAGAAAGACTGGCGGCTAAAGCGGCTGCAGTAGAGTCTTCGCAGAAGGCAGGTAAACTTACCGCAGAGTCTATTACTGATGTACTCAAGCAAAGTCGTGATCTTGTAGACGGAGTAATTAGGTACGCAAAAGGTCCATTGAGTAAAGAAGGTAGACAAGCCTCTATGGTGGCACGAGCTTTCTTCAAGCTAGTTGGGGGACAAGATCAGGTCAATAAAATACTTATGGAAGTGTTTATGGACCCCGCTGTGGCCGCAAAGCTATTAAAAGAGCAAGAAGATATCTTACGTAGGGGACTAGAAGATAATCCTTTACGTGCCTACACATCGGCGTTGAACAACTACTTCCTACAACGGATTGGACTTACAACTTTAGATGAGTTCAACGAAAAACAACAAGCGTATGTAATAGAAGAGCAAATGAGAGAAATAGGTGCAGTACCTACTCAGTGAAGGTCTTCTTCATCCCAAAACTCGTCATCATCAGGGGCCACTTTAACGTGGCCTTTTTTATACTGGTCCCAGATGATCAAAGCCTCTACGCCATAGCGAGCGGCTAGTGCTACTGAAACTACCATAAAAGAAAGAGAGATTAATACGAGAAGTAGAAAATCAGCCATAGTAGTTTCCTTTTGGTTATACTATGGCTGTTATACGTAGTTAAGCTGAGATAGCAAGATTTTCGTGGTAAGCGTAGTTGAACCCACGCTCCCACTCTTTGAAGTAGTATGCTTTTGGTTTGTAAGGATTACGAGTTTGTCCTTGTTTAAAATCCTCAATTCCTTTTAAGAAAGCTTCATTAGGCGGCTTTCGCTTTTTCTTCTGTTGCGATATCTGTGTCAGCTTCATCATCCCAACCCCAATCTCCTGTCATACCTGCGGCATTGTAATCAGTAACCCTCTTTTCAAAGAAGTTACTCATTGAGTCTGAGCCTAGCATAGTTTCCATCCAAGGTAAAGGATTTTCTTTCACTTTCCAGTTGCCTTTAAGACCAAGTTGGATGAGTCTCCTATCAGCAAGGAATCGGATATATTGCTTAACCTCCTCTGACGACAAGCCCTGTACAGCACCCATCTTAAACGCAATATCAATAACCTTGTCCTCAAGCTTAATAGAAGTCCTAAACATTTCGTATATAGCTTTCTTAAATTCATCATTCACAATTCGTGGGTGTTCGTTGCAGAACTCACGGAAGAGTAGTGCCATACCATCACTGTGCATGGTTTCATCACGTGCAGACCACTCAACAACCGTACACATTCCAGGCATCTTGCCAAAGCGTTGGTAGTTAAGAAGCATTGCAAACGCACTGAATAGAGATACTCCTTCGTTAAGTACGCTACGTGCAATCGCCAGTGCAGTCCCTTGATGGCTATGCATATCAATGTCGGCCATAAACTCAATCTTATCGGCCATCTGTTGATAGTCTAAGAAGGCAGAGAACTCTGCTTCGTCTAGGCCAAGGGTATCATTCAGTAATGCGTACGAACGCTGATGAATGAACTCACGGCTAGCGAATGAAGAGAGCATCGCTCGTACTTCGTTGTTCTTAAACTTAGGTAGGTAGTATTCTAGATAGTTCGTGCCAACTGCTACATCGGATGTAGTAAACAGCTTGAGAATCTGTGTAATGTGTTCCTTCTCAGCTGGAGAGAGCCTACCATTCCTCCAGTGGGCTACGTCTGTCTGAAGCTCCAGTTCATCTTCAATCCAATGAATACGCTCGTGTTCAGTTGCGATTTTTACGAACTCTGGATATTTAAAAGGCTTGTATACAAGACTTCCTTCAAGTAGCGACATATTGTTCTTCCTATGGGTGTGGGTTGAAGGTTAAAAAGCCGGTCAATTAACCGGCTATATTACTATTATATCTGCGAATTGCTTTTTGGCAATCGGATTATTTAAATATTTTGTTTAGCTCTTTACGCATTCTCTCATTGTCTTGGCGTAAGTCATTGATCTGCTTCTGCATGTCTTCTAACGATGCCAAAACATCAGTGAAGTACTGAGTGGGTGGACTGTAGTCTATACTACATTGAGCAATCTCTTCGTAAAACTTTGTACGCTCTATGATGTTACTGCCCATTCTTCTTCTCCAGTTCTAACTGAATCAGCTTAGATTCTATCTTAGCTATCTTCCTAGATTTTCCCTTGACCGAAGCTTTCAGGAGCTTCATCCAAAGCGTTAATAGTTTCTCTTCTAAGTGCTTCCATTCCTTTGTCATAGCCATTCCCCCTTTCTAGTGCTACTCGTTGGTTGTGCATTACGTTTTCGTACGTATCAAATAGTTCCTGTAATCGCATGTCAGCGAATATCTCTAACCCTAGAAGGGCATTCATCATCTGATCCTCGTTCATGTTTTCAGCAGATTTGATGAGAGACTTAATGTCATCTACAGTATGCCAAGCTGACATAATAGAATCATGTAAAGTATTCATACCTACTGGAACGTGACGGTCATCTACGTGCATATCATTAATAATCATCGGGGTGACCCTCCTTTTCGTTAAACTCTTCTAAGTATCTTACTAAATTTTTTAGTCTGTACAATTCATCATTAGCCGCCCCCAATGTAGTGTTGCAGTGGTGGCATAGCCATCCTCTAAATTTTAAAGATTTATGGCAATGGTCCATTACCCAATTCTGTAATCTTTTCTGGCCGTACTGACTTATAACATCTAATGATCTACTACATCCAGGACATATATAGTTGTCATCGGGGTACTCATGAACCTTCTTTAATTCTTTAAGTAACTTTGACTGATTACGTGCGCAAGTCCTACACTTACGCTTTACTTCACCTGAAACCATATGCTGAAACTGATCAGCAGGTTGGTAAACATCACAGTTAATGCAAGTGTACCCCTCCGTAATCTCAAAGGGTAAATCATCAAATAGATCGTCCTGTTCCACGGGATACAAACCTCACCATGTCTAATGGGATTTGGTAGAAGTATTCTCCACCTGCGATGTACTTATTGGGCACTTCAACTGGCGTTAACGTTGCCACATCCTTTGACCAAAACATTGCAGCCTTAGTCAAGTTCATATTCCAGATGAAGAATGTAGTTAGCGAGTTGAAGAACTTCTTCTTACGTTCTGGTAGCTGTACACTATCAAAAGGGAAGTTACCATGTTTCCACAAAGTCTTGACTTCACACTCTGCTAACCATTGCTTTCCTTTGTGGGATACAACTAAGTCTTGTGCATAGTCATCTGGGTTTGGCACAACCGAAAACCCCTGTGACGCTAAAAACTCAGTAGTCGCTTCACGGGCAAGGGCATCGTACTGTTCGTACAAGCCCGTGTTAAATTGCTTCCTTATCCCTGACATGACACACAGACATCCTCTTCTTCACCTTCAAAGTCCTTGAGAGCCAAACGCTCTACAAGCTTGCCTACCTTGTCTGCAGACGCTCCTGCGGACGTACGAAGGTAGTACAGACCTTTTAAACCTTCCTTGAATGCTAACTCGTGTACAAGGCGTACATACTTCTTGTTAGCTCCTGAAGGGAAGAATAGATTAACAGACTGCCCTTGGCAAATAAATTCTTGCCGTTTAGCCGCATGTTCTACTACCCATGTCTGCTTCAACTCAAATGCTGTACGGAATACAGCCTTCTCCTCTTTGCTTAGGAAGTCTACATGATCGACTGATCCATCGTTTGCAATGATATCTTTCCACACGGCATCTGTGTTCTTTCCCTTTTCCTCTAACACTTTAATGAGGTGTGGGTTCTTGATGAGGTGAGCACCTGCACGAGTACGGTGGGTAAAAGCATTAGACTTAATAGGCTCAATACTAGGGCTACAATTACAGATAATGGAACTGTTAGCATTGGGGGCAACTGCAAGAAGGTGCGCATTACGTCTTCCTGTACCCTCCATATCAGGAGCCTCACCACGCTCTGTGGCGAGTTGCATAGTTTCTTTAACAGCTTCTTCCTTGATGTATTTGAAGATCTGATAGTTTTCACTGGCGGCCCTCCAATCCTCCCACGGGATACCTTTAGATTGCAGGTAGCCGTGGAAGCCCATTGCACCTAACCCTAGCGAGCGTTCTCTTTCAGCAGAGAATTTAGCTTTTCCAAGTTCTTCTGGTGCGTGGTCAATAAAGTATTGGAGAACGTTGTCAAGGAATCGCACCAAGTCTCTAACCATTTCTGTTCCGTGCCATTCATCGTATCGTTCGACGTTGACTGATGAGAGGCAACAAACTGCTGTGCGTTCTTCACTTGTTGGGAGGTGGATTTCATTGCAGAGGTTAGACCCGTGAATGCGGAGTCCAAGTTCTTTTTGGCTATCTGGTAAGTATCGGTTGGCCGTGTCGATAAAGTTAAGGTAAGGACTGCCAGTTCTGAACCTAGCTTCAAGTATTCTGTGCCAAAGGTCTCTAGCATCGACTGTATCTCTTGCAAGTCCGCTGTCAGGGTCTCTAAGTTCCCACTGTCTATCTTCTGGGTTTTCATAGTATATCTTCTCCATAAATTCATCAGTGATGTTCACTGCGTTAAAAAGGTTAAAGCATTTCCGGTTGATGTCCCCGCCGGTAGGTACTTTAAAGTTTAAGAACTCAACGATATCGGGATGTGATACGTCAAGGTAGGCAGCGTAGCTACCCTTTCTGGTACGGCCCTGCTTCCATGCAGTCATACCGGAATCCATTACTTTGAGGAAGGGTATTGGTCCAGGAGCCTTGTCGCTGATACCACGTACGTCTGACCAGTGTCCGCCTACTCCACCACCCTTAACAGACAGCCATGCGACTTCGTTGGGGTGCTTAATCAAAGACTCAAGATTATCGCCAACATAAGTAAGAAAACAGCTAATAGGGAGACCTTTACTATCACCACCATCACTCGGAGCATTACTGAGAACGGGACTAGCAAACATAAACCAATTACGAGAAGCATAGTCATAGATGCGTTGTGCGAGTTCATAATCCCCATAGCAGTATGCCTCTGCCGCCCTTGCGTAAGCGTCCTGCGGAGATTCTTCCCACGGGAGCATGTAGTAGTCTTTCATTAAGGTCATTCCCTGCTCAGAGAGCAAGGCATCACGTGAGTAGTCAACTTTAACTTTCACTGGCCTGATCCTTGTAAATATTATACGTCTTGTTAAATATGTGACGAAGTTCCTTCGCCGCCCGTTCTTCTTCTGCACTTAGCTCGCTGGCTTCAACCATTGTCAGCATCTCGTCAGCAAAGCCTAGTAGTTTGATCAGTTGACTTTCTGGCAACTTAATCTTGATCATCTTGCGTGTCGTCATACACGTAGCCCCCTCGCTTCTCCATGCGCTCCAGCAGACTGTTTAAATACCAAATAGCCTTACCCAAGTCTTCTGGGCCGTTCTTAAAGGGCGCACGAGTAACGTATTCCCAAGCTGTCATCCAGTCAAATGCGTCTTCGTAGGGTAACACTACACCATCACGCATTAACTTCTGCAGTAAAGCCTCACGTACGTCCTTGACCTCTAACTTGTCGTTGAGGATGTAATGCTTTGGAGAGTTAACCATGTCTGGTCTAGGTTCAGGGAAGTCTGTAGCGTGTAGTTCAGCTACTTGCTCAAAGAATGAATTCCAACTCTCTCGTGCCATTATGCTTCCCCCTCTGTGTCCATGCGCAATAGCCTTAACTGTTCATCTGATAATCCGGAGTAGAACTCCAGATCTGCAGGGTCTACTATAAAATCAAAGGGCTTGTTACCCTTGATGATAGATTCCATACCTCTATGCAGAATAGCGTCCATGTCTTCTCTGACCATGTGCGTAATCCCTGCCATGAAGACTGCCAACATATCATCGTAGTCAACCTCTTCTTCCCCATTGAAGTCCTTCTCAATGTTCATGTTGGTTGGGTAAAAGCCACATGAAAAATTAGTCACACCTTCCTCGTCTACGCTGACACGGAAGAATGCTTCACCCGGCTCCAAGTCTACACTTACTGTTTTACTCATTGAACCAGTCCTCTGGTATTTGTTTGTCCGCATACAGGAAGCCATGCTTATCGCACCACATACCGTACGTTGTCTTTGATCCTTTGCGTATCTTAGCCTTAGAACTAGAGAACACAAACCGTATGTCTTGGTCTGTCTGCTCCTGTATCCACAGATGCTTCTTGCGGTCTTCTAAGGTGAACCGGCCTTTTGTCTCAACCACAATACCATTAGGCAGGACAAAATCAGGAGTATACGTTCTATCAGTAGCGGGTTGTGTAAAGCTAATTCGTGAAGATGGATCTTCATACTTGACACGTAGTCCCCGCTTTTTGATTTGATCTGCGACAGTTTTCTCAAGACCTGATTTGTATCCATATTTCCTAGCCGCCTTACTGAACGTCATTGTACACCGTGTAGTATCTCCAAGGCTTATTCTTAGCCTGTGATGCCTCTACTCGTTTGTACTGCAGGGTAGTCCAGCATTTGAACTTGTAGTCACAATAGATACAGTTCTTTGCGATGTACTTGTTGCCGGTGACCTTACCACGGAAGGTTT